TAAAAGATGCTAATAGAGAAATGCATTATAGAAATGGAAAGGGAGCACATTAATGAATCCCGAAATTACATGTGATAACTGTGGTTGTCCGTGTCATTGTACCTTTGAAAAACACTCGACATGGGGCGGGCCACCTAGTAAGTATAGTGGAGAATGTGATTGTCCTGTATGTGAATGTGGGCAACCACAAGAGGAGGAATAATTGGAAACAGTAGTAGCATTATTAATGTTTATAAATTTTGAGATTAAGGAACATCGTATCCAGGACTCAATGGCAAT